GCGGAGGAATTTGCCCCAGTGCAATCTCGCGCGCGGTAGGAACTGGCATTACCGGCACAGGGTCATCAGCGTAAGATACGCCACAATCTGCCAGCATCTGAGTGTTAGCCTGTGCCCAGAAGTTGGGTGGATACACAACCTCGTTAATCTCAATTGATTCAGTAATAGGTAAACCGTTTTTCATGTACATTTAATTCTCCTTAAGCTGTAGGTAGAGGTAGAGTTGGTGGGGTGTAATTAGCATTGCCGTATCTTGCAACTCCATTGGTAATTCGTACAGAACCCATATACTCAGGGGTGTTGTAAACAAGAGTGCCGAAAACAAAATTACTTACTGCATCCCCAAAACCAGCGCCGGCTGCGGTAGCTTTTAAGATGCCATTTGCGTGTGCGTAGTAAGTAGAGCCTACTCTTGAAATAGCAATATTGAATGTTGTGCTGTTTGCCAATCCTAAGGGGAGTCCCCCAAATACAGATGCCCCTGTAGAATCCTTCACATATAAACTACCCAAATAGATTTGGATATATGAAGTTGTAATAGCTGGTGCTTTATTCAGAATAATGAAGTTTCCTGTAGTTATCGTTGCAGAATTTGACGTAAACTCAACAGTGAAATCTCCTGTAAGTTGGAGATTCGCCTGGTGTGGAGTGGTGAGCACTCCAGTTGCTAAGGCAAAATTTGCCCAAGTTGTAAGTCCTGTTGGGGGCGTTACATTGGAGTAGGAAACTCCAGTTGCTGTCACTGTTCTGGCAAAGCTGGACTGGTCAACAAAGACACTAGACCCATTCGCTGCGCTGTCGTTAGCCAGTTGCAGCACTACTTGTGACCACAGAGATGCCCCAGCCGCCCTAGGCATCATAGCCATCATCTTAGCTGGCCTCATTATGCCTCCTGTGCCACTGCAATAAATTGCCACTTAACCAGTGTGGTGTTGTAGATAAAGGCAAGGTGCATCCATTTACCCAGCACAGTGGTAGTCGGAAGTGCAACACCTGCAGGCACGAAGATCGCATTAAACGCCAGCGCACGCGCAGCGGTAACGTCCTTGATGCGGTACATCAATCCTTGTCCATTGAGTGGCGTACCCGTTGGAGCTGCAAAGGTGAGTGCTTGAGCCAGTGCTGTTATCTCGTACAAGTCAGTGATGTCAGCATTAACTGGAGCAGTTCCGGTATCTGCGATGGTGACTACGTTAGTGACTACCCCTTTTGTTGCGGACAGCGTACCTGTTACTGCAGCACCTGTTGATGTTGCGTGCACTATTGCGGTGCTGTTTACCATCAACTGAGAATCTGTTGCCCCGTTCAGGTTAGTTACATTACCCGTGGTGGTAAACGCAAAATTCCCATTTGCTGGAGTAACATTCGCACTGTAAATTGCAGCCGAACTACCACCCGTATATGGTCGCAAGACCGACCCGGTTGCCCCACTCCCAACCGTGAGTACCCCACCTACAGAGTAATCTCCGATAAGCGAATCCCCGTTAACGCTAGCCGCATCCATCGGAGCAACTCTAATACTAGTAGCGCTCTCAACAAAAGCGTTGTACCAGTTACCACTTATCAACCCGCCAGCAGGGAGCGCAACGCTACCCATCGTAGTAGCAAGCGCACCGAGTCCGTTGATGTTGATCGTTGGGCTGATCGTGTTAGCTCCGGAGGATTTGAACTGGTACTGGTTGCCAACAATAGCCGCGTAACTAGCTGGAGCAGGGGACACGGTTAAAGTGATAGCGTCTACTGTTCCGCCTGCCGTGCCAGCGTAGGATGAGCCGTTAGCCGTCAAAAGGTTTAAATCTGCTGCTTGTAAAACTGTTCCGTTTACGAATGGGAGTGCCATGTTATGCTCCTAATGAAGAACTGCCAAGAATGAAGGTTGTGCCGAGGACGGAATAAGTCGGCGTGGTGATCTGTACCAGTTGGGCGGCGGTGAGTTGGGTTGTCCAGAGGCGGACGTTTTTGATGTTGCCATTCAATACATACAGCCCTGAATTGGATGTTCCAATGCTGATTTGAGGCAACTCGAAGCTACCATCGAATGCCGTTGATCCCTCCACCACTCCGCTTAATGCGTGCACAGCAGATATTCCGCCGAAAGAGATGCCATGCTTATTTAATGTGCCTGCTACGTTAGCCACCTGACCGCCCAGCCAATATGTTCCGTCATAATGACGTACCATATTACCTATATTTGTGACCATAACCACGTCACGGTCTAGCGTTTGAGAACCCACTAAAGTTCTATGATTTGTACATGGGGATGTCAATGTAGATTCACAAAACGCTGATCCCATCGTGCTATCTACATTCCCCGCACTAGGATAAGTCAGCACATCCGCACTCCGCGTAACCGCGACTGTTGTGGTTGGGATGTAGGAGGTTGCGAACGAGCCGAGTTCTACTTGTGCTCCATAGATGTAACAAGTGCAAGCTGATGTCGAGACTGCTCCGTTTAAAGAGCCTGAAAAACTTTTAGGGCTGATGACTAGGTAACAAGAAATATCAGCACCAGGAGAGGTTAGGCTGCATCTATACCAACCATTTGGATAAGCCTTAATGCTTGCAGTAGTGCCAACTCCATTTACGAGCTGGACAACCCCTAGTAATAAATCAAAACAAGCCTCTGAGTTGTTTGCGTAAGTACCACTCAACCATACATATGGAGCAGTCCCTGCTTTCATCCAGATAGAGCGAGTATTATTGGCAGCTATACTACCTGCCTGGAGAAAATACGCGGTTCCTGCACTTATACTCAGTAAATAACTATTAGCTCCGCCACTAGGATCTACGATTGAGGGAGCTAATGCAACGGAAGAACCAGAGCCAATCCAAGGTGCAGAAGTAAAAGTATTACTCTGCAAACACAAATTAGTCGCCACCCCCTCGGCTAGATAACCTTTGAGTGTCGCTGCTGGAATCGGATTTCCTGCGTAATCCGTCTCGAAGTATTTAACTCCGAGTGCGCCAGTGCTGTTCTCTGTGCTGGAGACATATTCGGACGCTGTCTGGACGGATTGACCTGTGACGTTTTCGAGTTGAGGATGCCAGACCTCAATGCTTCCAGCCGTTCCCGCAGAGTCATTTAAAAAACCGAAGTTAAATACAGGGGGGATTATTCCAGACCCTAAGTAGGTATATTTAGTCCACGTACTTGTCAAAGGGATGTTTGGTGATATTGTCTGCGCAGTTGCGTACCAAATGAACCTAACCGATCTTGCTGTACTAGAGCGCAGCCACACAGAACATACACCCGAGGACATTGAAACGCTACCTAACACTAGATATGGCCCATTGGAGCCAGTAGCTGCGAACGCGATAGTTGATGCTGAAAGCGTACCATCTGGCGCAATGGCGGTGTTATCTGTAGCCGTACTTCCACTCAATTGATTCCATATAGAGATCGTAGAGTTTAGCAGATTCTCCACCCTCCTAGCCCCAGTAAACCGTGCCTCGCCAGCTTTACACAACCTAACATTACCCTCGAAGTCAACCACAGTAGCAGTCGTTGCCCGCGTAAACGTAGCCACTCCCGTGCCCCTAGTCAGTGTCAGCGAGGAGGTTAGAGGGGCGAAGAAGGAGGCTGTGGCGAAGGGGTTGAGGTTGAACCTTCCGCCGCCTGTTCTGCCGGATCTGTCTGCTCTGAATGTGCGTCTCATAGGTTACTCGCAGTGGTTAGCGTCAAACGGTTTAAGGAAGTTGGTGCAGAACCAGATGCACACTGATTGCCTCCAGCCTGTACCGGTAAATTTGTGTCTGCGCACTCGCGCAGTCGTCAGGACTTCCTGTGGCAATTCCAGCAGTACGACAGTGAATACCATCCAGTTCAGCAGCATGTCGCACACCAGTCCGACCCCGAGTAGTGTGTAGGCGACAACGGTGAGTGACCAGTGCGCTCGGTTGAGTTCACCACTGTCACGCAACTCGCGCAGCTTCATCACGCTGATATAGAGTGACGCTGTAGCTAGAAACAATACAAGTGAGAAGATCAGATAAATTATCATTTTGGATATTTAGATTTTACAGCCAAACACTTGTCGATGTAGGCTTGCTGTTGCGCCAGATCGCCTTTAACAATCGCATCAAGATAATCAGTCATTGGTGGGTACTCTGCTGCACGTTGTTCGCGATAGTCTGGAATGATAATATCTGCAGGTAATGCACTTACCAACTCATCAACATCAATGGCATGAACCATGCGCGACTCCACGCAACCGTTGCCCAGTGTGCGATAAGCCGATAATCCGTCTTGCGAAAGTTTCCAGTTCATTACATTTGACTCCCAGTAAAGTAAACTGCTGACATTCCAAACACTGCTGAGGCGTTACCCGCAACTAACCCCGTGCATCCCGTCATACTAATAGTCGGATTTGTATTGCTACTTATGTATACACCTAGGGTTCCCCCTGCCGATACGCCATTAGCTGCTGAGGCAGTAGCTACACCTACCGAAACAATACCCGTCACACCTACTCTAGTCTGAACCGGGAATGTAATAGGTCCTCCATATGCCGCTGTAGCGCCCGTAGCTTGTAGAACCATGCTATAAGCCCCAGCATTAAAGTATGGGAGGTACCTCTGACACCCTCTCAACTGGTCAGCGTAACTAACGTGCTCAAACGCAGTGCCTTGCGTAGCGCCTGGAGAGACTTGCTCTAACTGTACACCTGTGATGTTTAAGGTGCTACCAGCTACTTGATTACAAAAAATGGTCGAGGTTGAAGTTCTGCAATTACCAATTGTACCAGCCACCCAAGTATTTGCCGCTTGTGAATAATTAGTTCCGCACCCTAAGTCGAACCTGATTGTTGCACTTTGAGTGTTATCAGTAGTCCAAACACCTATATTATCACAAACTAATACTACAGTTTGTTTAGTCCAGCTAGCAGTTACACTAACTGTACCTACATAAGCTCTTACACCTTGGTTTGTTATAGAGAATGCGTAAGTTCCAGCTATAGAACCCTTAATCCACATACTTACGGCAATGGTTGCAGGGGTTGATGTACCAAAGCCAAGATCAACAACGTTTTGACCTTCAATAGGTTGCTGGAATATTAAGTAATCTGCTGCTGATGGTGAGTATTGAGTAGCAACTGTAATCTTCGTCGAATACTTGAACCCTGCAGGTGCGTCAACTACTTGCTGAAATGTTAACTTAGAACTTACACTTGGCACAAACTGCCATTGGTCAATTGGATAAACTAGGCCAGTTGGTGTAACCGCAGTCCCACCATTAACCTGACTTACCTGCATATCTCCATTGATGATCTTGTTACGGAAGCCTGAAATCTGGCCACTAATACCCTGTTTAGAGCTATTAGAGTCTTCTATATTTATTCCATTACAGTATAGAGAAGCTGTAGTACCTTGGGGTACTGAGATACCCGAACCCCCTGCCGTCTTTATAGTTAAGGTATACGCACCAGTAGTTAAATTCTCCACTTGATAGCGCTTCTTAGTATCAGGTACTATTACTGCTATACTAGCAGTTAGAGCCCCTGTAAATTCAAAGATACTATTAATACTCTCAATAGGTGTTAGAGTAACATTAGAGGCCCCTGCTACACTTTTAGATAGAAGTCCTTCTGTAGTAACACCAATATATACTAGTGTTGTAGGGTCTAAGTACCCTATTACTATGTCTCCTGCACTATTGCTAGTAGTGCAGGAGTAAACTACCCAAGGAGTTGAAGCATTATTAATCCAAGTACCCCCTGCACCTAGATACGTAGGTCTAACTGTTCCACTATGTGTACTTTCAACTGCGGACCTAAACGCATTAAGGTCTAGCATTAATTGAGTTCCTGATTCTGTAAGAGGGTTTAACGTACCCCAATCAAATTGTGACATTAGTATCCTTTAGCTACCCAGTCAAATATACGTGAAATACGTATATTACTGGAATTATAGAAATTAACGGTAAATCCGCTAGATGTTTTACTAGTTATAGAGTAGTAATCCCCTGTAGCCATATTTTGCCCAGCTATAGCAATAGCAGGAACTTCATGAAAGCTATAAACACAAGTAGTATCTATAGTACTTGAGGAAGCTATATTATTACCAGCTTGAGTTACATCTGGCATATCAATTACTGCATTAATAAGAGATACTAGGGGTGTATCAATACTATGCGTACTTAGTAGTTTTACTCGTAGCTTATAGTATCTAGTAGTAAAACTAGCTGCTACTAAAGGGGCCCAGGGAGCCCAAGTAAATGTGTCTAGAGAAGTAGAGACCTCTATTAATGCAGAGGCATCTGCTGCTGCAGTACCTGAGAACTCACTTATACTAGCCATATTACTCCAACCAACTGCTAGATTAAGAATATTATGTGGAGTATAACTAATATCTGTAATAGTTCTAGATGTAGTATTAACTCCTAGGTCAATAGTAGGGAGTACTAAAGGTTCAAACCCCTCAGGTGGATTAAACATAAATCCATTTGCCCCAAAGTTAAACCTAGCATCATCCGTAGGTACATTAGCTACACTATTATATACTGATAAAGTAGGGTAGTAGGTACCACTCGCTATGGCTGCCTCAGTGATATACATTCCATCATAGTAAAATATTAACACATTAGTATCTAAGTCTAAACATACCCCTATTAACCATCTTAAGTCTTTAGATGGGTATCCTGTTGTAGTAGTAGCTACCCCATTATTATATCGTTGCCCAATACTAGGTCTCCAGCTATACCCTGTAATACCCGATCCGCAGTAATTAGTAAGTACATGGGAAGCTTGAGAAATACCTAGTAAACAATTCTGAGTTACACTTACTTCCCAATACCATTTACCCTTAGATACCCCAATATTAGCTCTAGCACTATGCCATGAATTAGGTGTAGTAGTTGCTGTTTGAATAGTTAAACCATTATTAGTTAGTAATATACTAGGAGAGGTATCAGTAGTTATTTTAGTATCTTGTATTCCTCTAAAGTAGTAATAAGCTTTAGGCATTACTCCATTAGTAAGGCTTAAATACCCTATAGGTGGTGTAAACTTATATGCTGTACTACCAAAGTTAAATAATGCAGACTGTGTAACACCTGCCCAACCAGCATACTGAGATACTGTAGGAAATACTAGGCTATTCCTAGGTAAGTTAGTAGGAATAGCCCCTTGGTACTCATTATTCAAGTAGTACTCTACTAACCCAATATCAGCATTAAAAGCAATACCTAAAGTGTATGGCCCCGTGTTAAGTACCGCCCAAGGACGTGAAACCCCCCCAAGTAACGCTTGTCCAGTACTACCATTACCATAGGATAGTCCTGTAGCACCATAATACATATGTGCTGGACCAGGATTACTACCCAAACTAGGGTACCCTACATTAAGGGCTGCTTCAGATACCCCTACCATTTGGTATGCCGCATAGTTAGCTGATATATCATTCGAGGAGCAGTATATTTCCCAGTACCATTTACCTCTAGATATCCCTACGGGGGCTCTAAAAGTACGCCAACCTGATAGGCTAGCCAAAGTCACCGTACCATCACTAGCTACTGTATGTAAAGGGTCTTTATCAGTAATACCAAGTAAGCTATTAGTACTACCATAAGCCATATTAACTACGTCACTCATAGTACTCCAAGCTCTCGCGGAGTTTCCTTGGGTATACAAAATACCTGCCCCAACACCACAATTAACTTTAGCTCCTAGTAAAGCTGTTTCATTATGTGTAGATATCACATTAATAGTATCTAGTATTGCTATAGTAGTACTAATTATAGAGGCATTATTACTTTCATACCCCTGTAAGTCTACTGCTTTAATAAGGTAAGACCCTACTAAGGAAACTACTATAGCACTTCCTGACTTAGCGGGAATACTAGGTATTAATATGCTACTATTATTCCATAGAGGGGTTACTAAATCCGAAGAATATCGTATAACATAGTGGCTTAAGTCAGGGTCCCCTAATACAGGGTCCCAGCTTAAAGTAGCTGCAGATCCAACTATGGCTATATTAAAATTAGTAACATCTGCAGGAGTACTAGGAGTTAATACAAATGTAAAATTTATAGTTGTCAAGGAGACGCCTTTCCTAGTGCGTTATACGCAGTAACTGTAATTGTATATGTAGCTCCTACAACAGCACTTAGTATTTCTATTGAAGTATTAGCAGTAGGGGGTAGTTCTATTAGTGGATTAGCATTTTCAATATAACTAACAATATACTTAATTGCTGTAGGAGACTTATCCCAGGATATACTCATTTTAGTACCTTGTACTCCAGGTGATATAGTATATTTACTGCCAACTACTAATATATTAGTAACAGGTGTTGGTACAGTAGTTATTACTGAAGTATTTAGTACTTGTAGTTGTAGGTTTTTTTCAATTGCATCGTACTTACTTGTATTATGCTCTAAAGCAGTAACCGCATAGATACCTTTTTGATCTTCAACTATAGACATAATACGCCAAGTTTCAGGATTTAGTACGCTACTAGTAACTGTCCAAATAGCTCCTTCTTGAGGTAACTGTGCTAGCATAGGGGCTGTTTGTAGAACTTGTGTACTACCCATAGTTGTATTAACTATGGGCATATCTATTAAAGTGCCTATAGCTGTCTGGGAAGATAGCGTATACGTAGTACCCGTAGCTAAGGTTATGGGTGCATCTATAGTTACTTGTGCCGTATTAGTAGTAGTTATTGCAGTATTTACCTTTACCCAGGCAGTATTACTTAATATATGCGGAAAAGTTAATTTATTTACTGTACCTATGGTATCAAAAAGCTGAGCTGTTAGCCCATTATTTAGTTGTGCTTTACCAAAGTATAACGAAGTTGTAGCAGAGCTGGTAACTTTTACTAAAGGACTAGATGTACTACTATCTAGAGTACCACTTACTTGCACTCTAGACCATATTCCCGCAGGTATTACTTGAGTAACAAAGATATTCTGAGGTATACCTACTCTCTCTATACTAAGAGTAATGCTAGTAGTAACAATACTATATATATCTATATACGCGGTCAATTGCTCATAGGGTATACCTATATTTAGTGAGGTATTAGATAGACTACCTATACCAGTGAATACAGCTAAGTCAATACTAGGGTATACTGTAGCTATTCGACCACCATATCGTAAACCCGCACGGAAACTATCTATTGTACGGATTAAATCTCCTGGCTTTATACTTAGGCCTTCGAAGCCAGTTTTAAAATGTACTATTTCAGTTTCCAACGATTCTGAAAATAAGGCCCACTTACCTATACGGTGTGCTTGCCCTCTTGAGGTACACCCAATAGCAGGGATATCAAGTTGATTAACACCAAATCTAGATACATCTGTAGCGTTTTCTACAAATTCGACTTTTTGCTTATAGTGCTCAGCAGGGTCATTCCAAGTAACTAGAGCTGTAGTATGCCTAGCTTGAGACGCCGAACCTGTATAGTTAAAAGTACCGTCAATAATATTAGCATTAGTAAACTGAGCAATAATACTACCTGGTGCGTCCTGTACAGCAGTCATACCCCTTACACTATCCCAATATACCATAGCTCTAAATACAGATGCCATAGTATTTAGTACTTGGTAAGCATCCCCTCTAGACTGTATATAAAGGTTACAAGTAAATCTAGACTCATAATTACCAAACCCATCTTGTACGGGTTCATCACAGTACTGGGCTATCTTGTATAAATTAGTAGTTCCAATATTCTTATAGGCTATATGACTACCTAGGCCATACCTAGTATTTGTAAGCATATCATAAAAACACCAAACGGGGTTATCAGTCCAAGCGGTATAAAATGTGCCATCCCACACTTGTAGAACTCCTGTATCTACACCTGTAGTAGCATTTCTAGTGTATCTTTGCAGTAGCGCTTGTTGTGTAGTTTGACCTGCCGATACTATTATCTGTTTCTCAGGAAAGTAGTTACTGGGTACTTTTACTTTTAGTAGTTTACAATCGTATGACCTTTTAGGAATACCTCTAAAGTACCTAGCGTCTATTTGTAGGCCTGCAATTGCAGTATTAGTATAGTTAATAGGAACTTCTACTCTTTCAGTAAACGTTTCCCACCAAGTCTCATTATTAAGCTTTGCAGATAAGCTATCTGGTGTTAATCTAGTAACTCTAATATCCACAGGGAATCCTGAGTTAGGAATTCCAGCTAAACTAATATAGTGATCAGATATATATTTACCTGTACACTTACCATTTATAGTATATGTATAGGAAGCCGTAGAGCACCCAACTATGCAGGGGTACACTGTACCTGTAGTACTATTTCTAACCCTAACTAAGTATTGCCCAGCAGTTGGTATACTAAAACTAGGTACAGATATATCGTAGGCGTAAACTAGCCCATTTGGCCGTAATGTTCGACTAAGTGTTAAATTTGCAGCTAGTATATATACTCCGGTACTAATAGGGGCGTACTCTAGTACAAATGTTCCAGTAGGGGCCGCATTAGCTACTCCTGTACTACTCCATGTAGATACAAGGGCAATAGTAGCTGTTACATCTATTATAGACGTAGCTATAGGTGTAGTGGCAATACCCGTAGTATTGCTATAAACTACATACCTAGTAGAAGATAGGTTAGCAGGATACCATGCTCCACCAGATTGCTTAATCTCTATACTATAGGATACAATAGTACTATTAATATTACCATTAGAGTCTACACTACCTAAATTAGGAATACCTATAGATACTGTTACGCTATCAACTGTATTAGAAAGTACTGACCTAATTAATGGTGCACCATACTTAAGTCTAGTACTTATAGGTTGACTAGACTCCTGTGCATTAAATCCCTGTATAATAGACTGGTTAGGTACGCCGGTTCTAAAGGCCAAGCTAAATCCTTGATAGTTATACTGCCCTAAAGTGTTCATTAAAGGTACATCATCTAAAAATACTGACTGTAATCCATTTACTAAGCCTACAATTTCCCCCTCGGATATAGCATCTAAAACTTTAGCATACTGATGGGAGAATAAGCTATCAGGGGCTTCTACGCCTCCACCACTAGACCCTCCCTTACCTCCACCGCCTCCACCTTGCCCTGATACTCCAGGATAGCTAATATTAAAACAGTTATTCATCATATACCATTAAATAGTTGAGTACTAATACCCGCGCTAATTACAGCGGAACCAACCATACACCTACCATATCCTACAGGTACACATTCCCCTTGTTTAATTGTATTAACTGCACCATCAAAATTAATAGACTGGGCGTTAGAGGGTATAGGAGGGGGTGAGTATAGTAGCATTGAAACTCCGGATAATACTAGAGACATACCTATAGAAGAGGCTATACTGCCCCAAGCTCCTGCAGTTAACCCTAGTGTAGTAGCCCCTACTTCAGATCCTACCATAGCTGCTCCTATAGGCCCTGAGAAGGCTATTAGAGCAGCTCCAGCTATTAACATTAGAAGACCCCCACCCTTACCACCACCACTTCCTTTAACTATAGGAATAATTTTGATAGTTTCATAGGAAGAAGTAGGCTTATGTATATCTTCTAGTGGTAGTATATCTATACCAACTTTAACTAGGTATCCTTCCCCTTTGAAGTTTAGTATAGCCTGCTGAAAAGTACTAAAGTTAATATTTAAAAGCTGTATAACTTCTGCAGGGGATTTGGCTAAAAAAGAGAATTCTTCACCAAATTCCTTTGCTAAATGCCCATATAGCTTAACTTTTTTCATTAATAGTATCCTTATGCCTATAGTACCCTACAGTACGTTTAACCCAGTACCCTGAGTATATATCTTCACTAGATAACCTATTTTGTATATGGTGTATCATACGCTCGTCTCCCAAGTACACGGCTGCATGATTTGGGATACTTGCGCCAATTGTCATTAATATAACGTCACCAATTTTTAAGTCTATAACTTTTATAAATCCTGCAGCTTCATAGTAGTCTATATAGTAAGACTTACCAAGTTCCCAGAAGCTATCTTCTCTAGTAGGATTTATTAAGTCTATATTATACGTTAACTTATAGTAATCACGTACTATTGAGTAACAATCCATAGACCCAAACTTAAACTCTCTACCAATTAGAGGAGGTATAGTATTATCTGGTAAATACTCAAAGTAGTCTCCTGTATTAGGACTAATTATGCCCCAAGGTACACCAGTAGCCTGCATACCTTGCTTATCAGCTTCAGAGGGTATGGGAGCTGTAGTAGGGTGTGAGTGTATATACTTCAGTATCTCTTTCCCTAAGCTGTCTAGTTCCTCATAACTTATAATAAATTCGCTATCAGAACCTGCTATATTAGTACAAGGAATATACTCTCCTGTACTAACTATAACACCACAAGATTCTTTTGGGTATTCAGCCTTAGCATGCGCTAAAACTTTTAAGTACTCCTTAGTACTTATCATATTAATGAACTACCTGGGAAGCCGCCATATGGTAAAATTAGCCCATTAAATCTCATTTTACATCCATCTAATGTTTTACTGCAGCTATCTGGTAAGTTATTACTAGAAGTAGTAGCAGGTGAAAAAATAGGTTGGTCTAGGTTATCTGCTACAGCAGGTCCAGTATACCCGCACTCTGCACCTTTATAGGCCCAGGCACAGATATTCTGTAGTACCTGTCTGCGGGGTAATTTAATACCTTGTACATCTAAAGATGAGGATAGCTCGTAGTCTACTTGTACCCTATTTTCATTAATTTTACGATTAATGAAGTATACCTCATCATCCAAGGCTACAGTTACATCTGTAGATATATTTTGATTAGAAACAGCAGGCAGTGGTTGGTGACCTGGAGGCGGAGTATTAATAAAGGCATTATCTATAAACGCTGATCCATATCTTATTTTGATAGATGTAGCGGCATCAAACCAAGAAACAATAGGATATACATACCCATTTACTGGTAAAATAAAAGTTTGCACTTTTGATGGTATAGTACTGCTATTTATATAGTAACTAATAGTACGTAAGTCTATATCTATAGCGATGCCTATATTAGCTCCCAAAGTAGCTGCGGGCCCTGCACTAGTAGGTACACCATTAGCATATATAGCTGCGTTATATAAATCGTATACCCATACATTAGTATTTAAATGCGTAGAGGCATCAGTAGTTAGTAGGTTATTAGCAATACCTACCATCATATTAGCTCCTACAGTTAGGCTAACTTCTACGTAATACTTACCTTTAAATAACTTAGGTCCTATAGACCTAGATAGCCAGCTACTTGCACCGGTTCCCCGAGTTATAGTGGAATCACTAATAGTTTTGGGGATTAGTGCGTCTGCTGCGCTTAGGTTGTCGGAGTTATTAGTATAAAATCCACCCTGTTTAGGTATTTTATACATATACATACTATGATTTATTGGATACGTAACTTTAGTAGCATCCCACTCGATTTTACATGCACTAGAGGTGGAGGTAGTAATAGCAGGGTATGCTCGCTGTATAGAGGATGGCGCATTTAGGGTCTTTACACTAGCTAGTACACCATTTAAGTAAAAAGTTAAGCTATTAGTACTGGGGGTATATAGTATTCCAACAGTATCCCCCGTAGTAAATGTAAAGCCTAGTGTACTAGATACTCCGTTATACCAAAAAGTTCCAGAAGATAAGGCCCCCCAGGATAAGGTATCTACACCTAAGTACCCAGTAGTTCCATACTTAAGAGAATTACCAGAGTACGCTATACCTAAATAAATACCAGAGCCTACCATAGTTACTAAAGTTTCCCAATAACTAGAATCAGTACTACTAATTGGGAAACTACTTAACATCGTATTAGTAGCTACTGTTGTATCCTGCGAGGCTGATACTGTACTAATAGTTACTGCTACTTGCCATGGCATTTTTGTTAAACTAATACCAGTATAATGATTTACTTCATCCATATACTTATAAAAAGTTTGCCTACGAGTAATCTTTGCACCTACTAAATCTTGCTTAGTTCGGTTCATAGCACTTACTAATCCGCTAATATTGGCTACTTTTAAAGTAGGTCTGGGTAACTGACCCTTACCTGTCCACTCGTATCCTGAGCTTTCTATCGGGTATCTAAAGTAAGTTCTACCCTGCCATACTACTTCTGTATTAGCTAAAGATACTCCTGAGTGGAATCTATATACATTTGGAGTAGCTGGTTCTATAGATGAAGTATCTAGTTCGAATAGTTCTACAATAGCACCAGGGTTTAAAGACTGGTACACACCCTTAATTATAGGATTTACTTGAGTATTAGTACTACCAGGTATAATTGCGGGGTTAGGATTAGGGTTAGTATCTATACTTGTACTTATAGACAGATAGCCTACTGTAAGGGGGTTATAGTAGGGTAGTTGAGGTGTTACTACTCCTCCCTCACCTGATATATTTTTATGGGCTTCCATATATTACTACCAATAGATTATTTGAACTAGTATAGCAAGCTCAAAAGAAAAAGTCAAGTATAAAATTTTATAGGTCAAATACCCTATTAAACGTAGTAGTTATTGTACGGGATATATGAGAAGTATCCTCAATATCCCATGTATCACATATAACCTTGTACTGTACGCTACTATTAGGGGGTGTCCATAAGAAGTACACATTACCCGCATTTGTAGCAATACCAGTTCCAGCTGTACTAAGAAAGTCCTCAATTGCATTGGCTATGTCAATTGGTTGATTTACAAAACTAAGGGACCATGAATTAGTTTGTGTATTAATTCCTTCGGCAGTACGCTGAGCGTATCCTTCCCCGAACTGTGCTATAATATTACGAGCTTTCACTTGTTTACGGAAGTTTAGTGAGGGAACCCATGTAAATACTGCGGCCATATTTATTATCCTTTATTATTGTTAGTGTACTAAGGAGTAGCCCGTTGCCGAGCTACTCGATACTACAACCTAGTAGAGAAGTCCACCAGGACGTTTTTGGAACATCAATTCTTCACGAATTTTTGCACCTATACTTGCGCCCAGCTGTTGCATCATAGTTGGGTCATTACCGGAAGCATTAGTACTAGAAGTTCCTGTAGTAGGATTAACATGAACTGTTACTTGGTTCGCCTGATTAGATACATTATTACCTGCACCTATTGGGCTCTTCATACTAACAGGAATGCTACGACCATCAGGTAATGGAACAAATGCTTCATTCATTCTACCCTCCCCAAATAAGGCTAATTGTGGTGTTGCGGCTATACCTCCATTAGCATACTTATTCAGAGGTAGAGAGCCCATCGAAGACATAATCCCACCATTCTCAAATCCAAATAGCTTTCCTATGACTCCCATTATACCGCCTTGTTGGTTCCCTAAACCCCCTAGAAGCCCTCCTCCTATAGCAGAAATCCAAGGAGCAAGTTTATTATTACCGCCCATTAGTTTACTCATTAAAAGTCCTGATAGTGCACCAATACCTGCGTTACCTATACTATTCTTAGTAGAACCTGCATCCATCCATCCAGTTCCTACAGTACTAGGCAGCACTCCAGGTGCTATTGCAGCATCCTTAGATACTTGACCTATTGCTTTATTAACTTGGACGGCACTAGCATTATCAACTGCTTGTACGGCTGCTGGCTTAGGAATTGATGGGTCTAAAGTTCTAGAAGCTGTAGTTTCTGTAGCCTTAGCAATCCTATCTAGTAGTGATACACTTAACTGGGCGTCTGTTAGGCTATTAACTGCATCAGCTGTTCCCTTACGTGCAGCCTCTATAGCCTTTTTACCCGCATCTGTAGTAGCCTCTGTACCTAGAGCCCCCTCCTTGGCTTTAGCGGAGGTATCTCCTGCAGTTTTTGCTATAATACTCTTAAGATCAAGACCTCCAAGCTTTATATCCTCAGCTCGCTTATCTTCCCTAGCTTTATCAGCTGCAGGACCTCCTAGAGAGTTAGTAATCATAGTACGAAGAGATAACTTCATACGATCCGCAGCCATTTGCCTAAACTCTTCGGCCATTGCATTGCCGAAATCGCGTATTAAGGCTCTTCCGTCAATACGTTGACGCTTCATTAGTTTAGTAGTTAGAGAGTCAATCACACCATCCATACCTTTGTAAACTGCATCAAAGGTGCCTGTTATGACGCCTCGCATTTTATTGCGGAAGTCTTCAAATCTGGCGAATGATTCGTCTGCTAGTACGGGCATTACTCGATCTTTAGTTAGCTTAGTAGTACCGATTTTATCTATTTCCTGCTCTAGATTACGTAATACACGCTTACGTTCTAGTTTCTGAGCATCTTTAAGTGCTAGATCAGTCTCTAACTTAAGTTTTTCGGCAAATGACACTTTTTCAGTTCCAGATAGAGTATTCAGTGTTACTAACTGCTGATTCATCTTTTGAAGAACTAGTTCTTCACCCTTGACTTCTGAAGAGGTGAAGTCAGCAAGTGTAGCACCTTCTTCAATAGCCTTTTTCATATACTCAGAGTATAGGAAAGCTTGGTTAGTGAGCTTATTACGTGTAGATACTTGGTCTCGTAGGACCTCAGCCTTCTGTACTTCTAAGTCAAAGATATTAAGGGCTAGATCCGCTTCTAGTAGCTTATTAGACGCTTCTGTACTCAGTATACCAGACTTACTAAAAGATACCACTAGAGCCTCTGCTGTTGCTCTCTTTCTAGTTAGTTCTAGACGTTTCTCCTCATTTACTAGTTTAGTATGCTCAATCTGTGTAGTATTTCCTAAGGCTATATCTAACCCAGAGGAGCTAACTGCAAGCTTTTTGTTACGGATACCCTCTGCGGCATCCATTGCTGCTTTCTTTGACTGCTGGGTAGCTTCTATAATTGCTTGTTGTATTTTTAGCTCAGATAGCTTTTCTACCCTAAGTAATTTAGCTAGTTCTAGTTCGTCTCCTTTTGCTGTTAAAGCCTCCTTAGCAAACTGCGCCTCTATTACCTTAGCCTTTTTAGAGAACTCTTGAGATATTAAATTACTACTAGCGTACCCTTGTAGTTTTTCTTCGTTAGACACCCTTAAGTGGTATAGACTCTCGAACCCTTTAGCTAGCTTTTCACGCATAGCTAACTCTTTAGAGTTAGCTTCTGTAGGGTCTTGTGAATCCTTCTCCCTTATTCTTGCTAGATCAGCGGATTCTTTCTTCCCCTTCTCTAGTACCGCTAAAGCAGTAGTGTGTCCTACTTGAGCTAACTTTAGAATATCAGTAGAGGTAGATAAGGTTATTCCCTTTGCGGCAGCATCCATCTCCTTGCGTACAAGCGCTAGGTTGCTCTGTACACTCAGCTTCGCGGACTCCGCGTAGGCTTTTAAACCTTTTGTGGAGTCTTTAGCATCTATAATAGCCTGTAAGCTAGCTATTTCGTTAGATAGTATTTTAGCCTGAGATTCACCTGAGTCTGTAACTCCTATGAGTCTACGAGCTTTATCTAGGTTACCCTCCTTCTTATCAACAGGGGCGTCCGAGCTTAAAGAGCCTAGGTCTCGAACACCATTAAGTATACTAAGGATGATATCTCCTAGTCTTCCTAACTTATGAAGGCTATTATCTATTATAATATTAGCTCTAAATAGTGCAGTACTAATACCCTCGCCTATGTTAGAGAACTTAGAGGATACGACTTCTCCTACAAAACTAATAGCTTCGCCCAATTTATTGAATACTAGGGTTAGCTGGGCCACGGCTGCTCGCCATATAGAGTATACTATGCCCCTATTTTTAAAGGAGGCCTCTTCCTCGATGGACTTATTTATAGCCATTCTAGTAGCATCTACTTGCTGATTTAGTGCAGAAGCATACGCCTCGGAGTATTTAGCTAGCCCCTTCTTAGTCATAGTAGCGTCTTCTTCAGCCTTATTAAGGGCTAAAGTGGCTGACGTAAGTATATCCGCATCCTCTTTTAGTATTTTAGCACTATCTGAGGCTACAGAGGCTTCCTTACCAAAGAACCCTAAAGATTCAGCTATCCGAGCCCCTACTAGTTCCCAAGCTGTCCAAGCTAGCATTAGTGGACCTAATACTGCTAGTAAGCCTCTTATAGCTAAACTACTTGCCACACCTACCATCTGGATAATTGCCCCAGTTTTTAAGGCTATGCCCCCCAAACTAGTAAAGTTACCTTTGGCCTCTGATACTATTCCACCTAAGTTTCTAAAAGTATTACCTAGTTTTTCCCATGTTCCAATACCTGAAGAGCCTAGGTCTTGGTTAATTAGGTTAACTTTCTCTGTAACTAAGTCTTTATTAAAGGCTCTAGAGGGGTTATTTATATCTGAACGCTTATGCGTTTCTTCAGATATAGACATTCTATGACCCTCTAATGCTTTCAATTTCTCTTGCTCAAGTACTTGGGATTGGTAAGCCTTATTAGTAGCCTCAGCATACGCTAGAGTTTCCTTAGTTAGTCTATTAACTGTAGTACCATTAACCTCTATTTTACCAAGAATGGAGGTTTTATTAATAAGTTTGTTATTAATAGCGTCATTTAGCTGATCTTCTGTTTTTATAGAAGTAACTATGGATTTTTGTATGGCATCTTTAATTTTGACACTATCAGTACCCTCTATTCTAGCTATATCCCCTACATCAGCATTAAGGCGCGCAGAGAGCCGTTTAGCATTAAACCCATTTATAGATATGTTATCCTGTAGTGACCCAATCTTATCATAACTAGCTTCAGCAGTATTAAGAGTCTTTTTTTGAGTATGAATATCCCTATCAATATTCTTAAGGTTAACTTCCTTAGACTCATTAAATGAAGCAATTTCAGTGGGGTCTACAGCAAAGGCCTTTTTTAACTTATCTCCCAAGTGTGGCACAGCCATTCCAGCTAGCTTAGCTACTACTAAAACCATTAAAGCTTCAATAGCGCCCTTACTATCTGCTAAAACTCCAAGTACTTTACTAATAGGTTCTGCTATGTTTTTAAGTATGGCAATACCCGCCTCTTTTGAGGCGGATAGAAACTTCGAGAATGGGTCTTCGATTGCTGCAAACTCTTTCCACTTCTCGCCTGATAATGCTACAGCTTCCGCATACGCTTTTACTTTTTCAGTAGCGGATAACTCATTAGCTGTAGTACCTATCTTTTTAGCATACGCAGCATAAGCATCCTTAGCCTTAACAAAGATGCCTAATTCGTCTAGAATCTCCTGCTCTTGCTTAGCTGTACCTTGAACAATACGTCTAACAGAGTCACTCATATCACGACCAAGAGCATTTGCGGCACCCTTGGCAATAACGGTTAGGTTTTCAATTTGCTTACCCGTTAGTCCAGCAGCGGTACCCATATTGGTAAACTGGATAGCCTCTTGAAAACTAATAGCATGGCCTGTTGCTTCTACTAGGTTATTAGATACTTGTTTTAGGTTAACCCCGAACTTACCAGATAGCATATCTGTAGCTTTTTCCATACGAGATACGGAAAAAGTTTTATCAAGCATTTCGTAAGCTGCGCCAACCGCAAATATATTAGCTGCAAATGTAGCATACAGATGGACTAGTCCGCCCAGTCCTTGGGATTCTCTAGCAAAATCACGAGCACCTGCACCTGTTGCTTGAGCTACTCCTCTAGCTCTACGATATCCTGTTTCTTCGCCTTCAGAATCAGTATTTACTATACTAGGTGCTTTTTGGCTAGTACGAGAACCTCCCATAGCATAGGTACTCCCCGCTGATTGAGCCGAGGCTGCTTGCTTTAATGCAGCACTAGCAGCATTAGCAGAAGCAGTAACCTTATCTAGTTCTTCACGTAGTGCTTTAGCTTCAGCAGCACGTTTATTAACGGAACCACCTGAATCAGCTACACTAAGGCCAATTTTTATATCATCAGACATTATTTTCCTTTAGTTAAAATAAAACCCCACCTTATGCGGGCGGGGTTTCATTGTTAGCTCGTTGCGCCGCTATTGATTTTTTCCTAAATCTATCTATTGCTTCAATTAAGAATAACATAGTGCGCTTATCATCGACCTCCATAATATCTAAAATATCTGAAAGCCCCGAGTAATTCTTACCAATATACGAGCCTGACATTGGTTCCCATATATCCTGCATCATAGCATAGATACAGTAGGTTTCTTGTATATCCAGAGGCAAGTCGCTAAACTCTACAGGAATCTCTTCCTCTATAGGTTCAGAACCTAAAACTTCACACATGTCTAAGTACTGCTCTTTAGTCATTGCTACGCTTGAGTTCTGAAAATATGAGTCTAGTTGCTTCTCAACTAGCTGCCACTGGCTTACTGAAAATTTTGTAGGTCTGCAACAGTTTCACTTACGAAACTATCGAAGTCACCTGAACTCTTCATTAGTGATAAAGCATTTTCTTGAGAGAACCCAAGAGTATCTTCTAAGTTCTTACCTGTTAGGTCAACAGGAGCAAGTTGGGATACATAAGCAAGTTTTAGGCCTTTCCAGCCCTTAATTGTAGCTTGGCAATACAAGCTCAAAAATAGCTCGTCATTTAGTTCTTCAACTGGTTGACGCTTCTTAAAACTAATTGTAGTTGCTTTTTTACGAATCTTAATTAGTTCCTCACGTGAAAGAAATGATAGTTCTACTTCAAAACCGGGGTAACCAGGAAAGTCAACAGTAGTTGCTTTGCTTGGTACTAAAAGAGTGCTAAGACTCAGGGTTGCGACTTCAGCCATGATATTATCCTTATTATATTAGAAGAAAAAGAGGGTTGATAAGGGGGTTGCAACCCCCTTAGTCCCTTTGAAACAGTTTAGATAGACAAATAACGGACAACTAGTTCATTACCCTTAGTTAGATCGTAACCAGTAGTTGCGGCTAGTTGGTCTGTACCTTGAGCTACGAAGTTAATCTGAGTAGCTACTACATCAGCAGTATTAATAGTTGGAACAGAAAGCATTGCACCATCTGTTTCAATCTCAACACGAGTACCACTAGCAGCTCCACCAATTTCGATTTGCAAACGATACTTAGTATCTGTAGCAGTAGCAGAAGCGGCTAGGATAGTACTCATTAGAGAGCCAGCGTCACCAGCTGTACCAGTACGTAGATACGCAGTAATATTACCACTAACTGCACGAACACCTGTAGTATACCCAATAGGTGTATTAACTACGCCTAGATTCTGAGGAGTTTTGTAGTTCAGGTTATTCTGAATCTGCACTGAACCGCCTGTTAGTGCTAAGGTATATGAAGTTCCTGCTACACCTCCGATATTAGACTGCAAAGTAACGGTAGATAGCTTATTTTGTAAGTAGTTAGCAGTTAGTACTGGGGCAGTATACCCAAGAATGGATACTGTACCAGAAGCTACAGTAGTACCCAGAGCTGCTAGAGTAGGAGTAGTTTGGGTAGTATCAATTGCAGTACCTTTACCAGTCCATGCGATACTAGAGATAGCATCTAGACCGAAATCTACAGTAGCTTGGTCTAGACCACAGTTATTAATTACGTAGGTTGCTGTATCAGCAACTATAATAACGGCAAACTTTTGGAGTACATGTACATCTGTACCTATTGAGCTGATAATTGAGCAAGAGTTAGGGGTATTAGCTGTACCAACACCAGCACTCCAACCTGCACCTACGTAAATCTTAATACTAGCAGCAGTAGGTGCTGCGTAGGTGCTAGCAGGTTTGTTAATATAGTTACCTGTTAGGGCTGTAGTAGTAGAAACTGCAGTTAGCTGAATTACGCCATTGAAGTCCATGTTAGCCCCAGCGAAACCTGTTAGGGTAACATAAGAGCCGATTGCAAGACCTGCAGTAATGCTAGTACCTACAATTGCGATATTACCTGTACCTACTGTGTAAGTAGCTGAAGTAAATACTGCTGCTATAGCCGTAGGGATAACTGAAGAGCTTAGTAGAGCATTCCATAGTACTTTTTCGCAAGCATCTACAATACCTGCAGTAACTACAGGGCGCATATAAGTTTGGAAGCTAAAGTCTGCAGGGTTTAAAGCTGTGTTGAAGGCGCGTTGCCCACGTGTGGGCGTAGCGCCTGCTTCATTTAGTGTAATGTTTTGTGTAGCAGTACCCTGATTGAAGGTGAAACCTTGTTGTACCTGTACTTCGAAGGTATTTGCAGAAGTAGTAGTAGCATGACCTGCATATACCCCATTAGCTGCGTTAACGTTTGTAGTAACAAATACTCGGGCGTTACGGATTAGATTTAAAGCCATTTACTTAATTCTCCTAAGTATTATTTATGAATCCAATCTAGGTTTTTAGATATTTACCTTGTTACCTAGATTAGGACTTGATACTGCACCTTGATATTTATCTCCCCGATGCCATAAGGAGCTAGTAAACCTTCATCAGTTATAATGCTGGTAATTAGTACTTCTGTTGTACGTCTACTAGGGTTAGCTGGGTCATACGCTATTTGCCTATTAGAATCTACTACGCGTTCTATGTCTTCCATTAGGTTTTCTAGGTCGGCACCTGAAGTCTCAGACCTAACGTAAACCTTTAGGGAGATCCCTAAGTGCCCCCATTTAAACTGCCCTGGTAGGTATTCCCTTACTTCATTTCCTGCTACAGCGCAAATAAAGGGGAAGTCGTTAAGTTCATCCCAGTATTTCAAGCTATCTAGTGCATTACTAAATAAGTTAGTAGTATAAGGTGCTACACCATTTATCTGCGTCTTTAGAGCATTTACTAGTGCAGCACATATTAATGTTCTTGCGCTCATATTCCTCCTGCATCTACTAGTTTTAGCCTATTTGCGACTAAGGGGCCTAGTATTTCACGTACAGTTTTTCCAATTAGTAGTCGGGGGTTACGGGATACGGGGTTACCTTGTGAGTTGCCCGGTTCAAAAGAATCATACGCGTGAAACTTACCTGTAGCTGAATTGGCACTAGACTGCCCAGGAATATACTTCTGGTACTTATAGTATACCTGTATAGCGTCATCCCTAGTTAGTGATAACCCCTCTATTTTGGTAGTTTTCGCAAAGTTACCTGTACGGTTATTAAGGATATCCTGTCTACTACCCTCCCCCATATCCTCTTTTAACTTCTCGTTAAACTTAGCGTCTAATAAAGCTTGAAGTCCAGAAATACTTATAACATCGAACTTACCTGAGCCTTCTAGCTCTCTGAAGTAATCTGTAACGTGTAGACTAGGTATTCCTAGCTCTTTGGACTTTAGCTCTAAAGACTTACTTGGTGGAGTATTTGCATAGGAGTAGGAGTGTCTAACGCTACCTAGTTCTCCAGTTAAGGTATTAAGTAAGGATGTCCTTATCTTATCTTTTAATCCAAGTCCCCTATTACTTTCAGGAGCTATTATATACTCCTTGAAAGAGCTAGCTCTACAAGTATTCCTAACGGCCTCTACGGCTCGTTTCTCTAGTTGAGCTTTAGCTAAGTTAGAGGCTACGGAGCCTACTGTAACAACAGTACTAATTCTTAGTATTTCAGCGCCTAAGGAGCCGTATCCCTCTAAGAACTTTAAATTAGTTTGTACTTTATTTGATACCCTAGCGTGTACCTTAGTAATATCCTCAATGGACTTAGCTACTCGTTTTTGGATATTATTAGTAGAATTACTAGTGGATAGCTTAGTAAGTGTCTCTCTAAATTCAATTAGCTTGCCTAGTGCAGCGGTACTGCCACCTACTCCATGCTTAATATTTACCTTGTACTCTTTAGATACTTCTTTTTCTGCCGCAGACAGTACTTGGCGTAACTTTGCGTTAGATTGTGCTATTAGTACCTTTTGACCATCAGGAGTAGCTAGAAGTATAACTCCAAAGTGTTTAATAATCACAGGAGATAAGCTATCAGTAGTGTTAGTTACTAGGTACCTACTTAGACTTGAGGCATCTGTAGCTTTAACTACCATACTCTCTATCTTTTTTATAAAGGCCCTATGCATCTTAGCTACTTCAGGAGACTCTGCTATAAGAGTCGACTTTAGTGTATTAGGGCTAATATCACATACTTGCATACCCCTGTTTAGTATCAACCTATTCTGATCAGTACCAGAGTTTACAAAGTTATTAACTAAAGCACCCACTGCCTCTATAGTCTTATCAGGAAACATATTAGTAAGTCAACTTATGCACATCAAGAATACGACGAATATGTGTAGGAAGCGCTGCGTTAGTAATATACTCAACAGCTACACTATTAGTGCCTACAGTACGTGCACCCTTGACATTCATATCGGCTTTAGTATAGTACATAATTAAGTCAATAACCGCTAGCTTTAGCGAGTTAGGTACGCTAAGATACCCTGCTTTGTACGTAATTCTATATCCATTTATACGCTTTTGGAACATCGGACCTACAATAATAGGGGTATTCTGCAGAGTAGGAACAAATGGTGGGGATATAAAGTCAGCTAGAGAAGCTGTTATAGCCTGTAGTCTATCAAACTCAGTATCAACTACATAGTCCACAAACTCGGTAAGTGGTACGTAGGTTGCTCCATAGTCCCTAGAACTCTCAAAGCTTACTAGGCTAATAAGCGGGGCTTCTGATAAGTAAATAAATGGTGAACCCCCACTTACTATCTCGGTCTTATTAGTCGTCGCGAAGTCGACGAACGTACGGTTACAATATTCTTTAATATAATCACTAACTCTTGGAATTAGGACAGAAATAAGGGCATCACTATTAGTACTATTAATAGTAGCGTATGACTTTACTTCTTCTAGTGTTACTAAATTGGCTCCTGCCATTTATAACTCCTTAATTTATCTTTTATTAGCACTCTTTTATATGGGTCACTGTAGTAAGAGGGCTAATAAAAGATAAGGGGCCTAGGCCCCTTATCTTTTATTTAACTATTAAGACCAGCGAAGTGTAGAAACACCTGGCAGTGCCACGCCTTGATAAGTTGGAGTGATTTGAGTGAAACCAGTACGCAATGAGCTTACCAGTACCTTACGTTGTTCGTAAGCCAAATCTTGGGTATCGAAACGCAGACCACGTTGGTTACCCGCTAGGAAGTTACGAGGGGCAACAGCGATAGCACCGATATTAGTTGAAGCTGTTGCAGCACCACCGGCCTTAGTTGAGAACTCAGCAGAAACAAGAACTGGAGAATTACCAATTTGACCGATTTGGCCAGTTAGCAACGTGGCTTGAGGGCCGACTTGGTTCATTGTTTGGAACTGTGTATCGTCAAGCAAGTCATAGTAGACTTCGGTAGAAACGATGTAAACAACATCAGCGGGGTCCAGACCGTAAATTCCCAAGTCTTTACGCAGAGCACGCATGTGAGCGATAGAAGATGCGCCAATATTTGTAGGAGTAACTACAGAAGTAGCATCATACAGTGAAACACCTGTGATTGGGTCAGCCGCGATACCAGCACCACGTAGGTAAGCACGGTCAACAGCACGAGCAATACGACGAATCATACCATCACGGATAATTGGAGTCAGGATAATCAAGCTGTCTTCTTCTTCTTCGAATGCGATAGATTCTTGAGTAGCAACCTTATAAGCATTCAGAGTAACTTCAGACAGTTGGTGAGTTTGTGCAGCACCGGCGGAGGTCGAAGTACCGAAGCCAGCGTTAGCGATCCAAGTGCCCAGACCTGCTTCAGGATTCAGAGGCAACTTCATTACGTTGGTCTTCATATCAATAGCACGGAAGACTGGAGCAACTACCAAACGAGCACGTATAGCTTGTTCCAGATTCAGGCTAACTTCTTGTTCCCAAGGCACAGCGCCAGGTACGTGAGCGCCAGCTTTTTCAAGCATTTGACGACCATATTTAGTATCACCGATAGCCTTACTAGCAAAAGAGGCCAACAGAACAGCTGTTTCACGTTCGGTATAGCTGGTGGCTTCTGGCGACCCTTTTTCTGAGAAGGACATTTTGCTAGATTGAATAGCCTTGATCTCATTAGCTTTCTCAGCTAGAGCAGCATGTAGGCCTTCAAGTGTTGATTTTGTTACAGCTTCAGCATCTTCAAAACGCTTGGTAACGTCAGCCAGAAGCTTTTCTGCTCCAGATTGGCCAAGAGAGATTTGGCTCTTAACGATCGCGGAGATACGAGCATCTTCAGCTTCAGCATCCACTTTAGCTTTAGCGGCTTTTGCAACTGCTTCCGCTTGGTCTGCAAGTGCCTTAGTAGCTGCGTCTTGAGCTGTTTTTGCCAGAAGTGCTGCTAGTTGTGCTTCATCCATATTAAATTTTTCCTTTGGTAGAGTTACTTCCACATCGCTTGGACTATTATCCGAAGATTTGCTAGAAGAGAATTGTTGCTTAAACGACTTAAGAGCAGCAGGGGTTTCGAAAGACTTTGAAAGGTCAAACAAACTATCCTGATTGCAAGGTACAGATACTACTGATATTTCAATTAGTTCTAGTTCTTTGATAATGAACAAGTCTAATAGGTTATTGTACTCAGCATCTTTAATATAAAATCCTACGCTAAACGCTGTAAGAATTCCATCTTTTACTAGGTTGAATACGTCTTCAGCAGCAGCTGAGATGCGAGCTTTAATCCATAGTCCGTTTGCATCTACACGATGCTCGGTCATTCGCCCAATTGGTTCATCGTGGTCATGGTACGCGAGAATAATTGGGTTTTTAAGGTAATTTGCTAGTCCTTTGTTCCAAGCCTCAGCAGTAATAACATCACCGCTGCGGTCTGTACTAGTAGTATTAGCATAACCCTCAATGAAAATGGAATCAATTTTTCCATCAGCATTAGGGAGCATCGCATCCTTAGTAAACTGCGCTGATAGATGAATAATTTTATTATTTAGTCTATCGGTCATGTAGTTCCTTTAAGGTGTTGCATTTGGGTCTTTCTTTGGAGCCCCGCCCGTATCTGGGTTGGTTGCAGAGCCAGCAATATTAGCCGGAACTCTAATCTCTTCTAGAGATTTATCTGGTAGCTTAGTTAGTCGTAAAGCTTCGCGAGCTTCAGCTGGCGTCATGATACCCCCATTAACTAAAGTACTATAGTAGCTAGCTAACTCCCTAATATCCGGCTGTAACGCGGATACTGTAGCAGTAATGGCTTCTATATCATAGCCAAAGTAGCGTTCAAGGGCTGAAACATACTTTCTAGTTATAGGAAGAACTGTTTCTAGGTAAAACAAGCGCATATTAGGATTAATATTAGCGTTATTTCCACCGTCTAGTAGGATAGGGGGTACTCCGAGAGCCTTTAGGATCAATACTTCGTGCGTTTCAACAGAAGATTCAAAGTCGAGTTCTTTGAAAGAGGTCTCATTAAGATTTCGAACCTTAAGTCCATTATCAATTATAATAGGGGTACGAGCGCCGTTACGGGGGTTATATGTACGTTTCCAATTTTCTACAGTACGTACTTTAGCCGTGGCTGACAGAGTGTTCTCTGTTTCAAGTATGATTCCCGGAATTGCACCATTGTCAAAAAACTGTTGTTGAAACAATCTCATGCTATATAGCGTCTTTATACTATTGGAAGCAGCTTGTAAACGACTTGTCCCACGGTAAATAGAGACTGCTGACGTATCTGCTAGGTGTATAATTTCATCTGGCTTAAAGTCCGTCATCCCGTTGTAGCTGTATGACTTTACGTATGTTGTAGGGTCTGTGTTAATCTGCATATTTGCAGCAGGCAGATGATATAGGTACGCACCATCAAAGTATAAAAATGCATTACCCTCTAAAATGAAGTCTGTAAAGATGTTCATTCTGAATGACTGCTGAGATTGATATGGATTTGGCTCAAAGTTAAGAAGGCGCTGCAATGTTTTCTGCTTAATACCCTTAACTACTGAAGTATTTAGTGAATCTTTAATATCGTAGTCCAAGCTAGAGCAGCCATTGACTATTAGGTCTACACCACGACGAACAGACTCAATCTTAGTGAAGGCTTCTCGATACGCTACGACAAATGATGTGTAGGCTTGACTACCCTGACCCGCAGCGATTAGGCTCTGGGCAGGATTAAGCTTTTCCTGATAGTCCCCCAGGTCTGATATAATATAGTCCTGTGAAGAATCCTGCGGAGGAGCTTTGCTGAACCAGTTTAGTGGGTTCAATTGCGATAATTCCATTGTGTTTATCCTTTTGACGCTGAATCCAGCTAGCCTGCTTATCAGAAGTACTCAAAGAAGGAGACTTACCATATACAGAATGCAGCGTTCTATGATGTTTAAGGCATAACGTAAAAACGTCCTCATAAATTTCTTTATGGTGCATTTCTATGAAATCGTCCCTAATATCAATAACTTGCTCATCTGTATCTAGTGAATAACCGTTTTCTTTAGCCCATTTATTAAGTAAGTTAACCATACCATGCGTATGATGTAATTCGAGAGACTCCGTACTTCCGCATATAAAGCATTCTGTCTGCTTATTGTACGCGCTCTTAGCACGGTCGCGGACATGTTTTATAGGGTACCGCTTACGAGTATTAGTAGCCATTCGTACTTAGGAGGTATTTATTTATTATTGTTAAGTATACCCCGGTAGCAAATGAATAGCAAGGATAATTTTTATTTTGTAGATAAGTGAAAATATACTTGACTTTAGTAGCCGTGAGGAGTATAATAGTACTTTAAATAGGAAAATATATGGATGATAAAGAGTTACTACTAAGAGCTAAAACCTTTATTGCCAAACTAAATAACCTTGGATGCGCGGTAGAGTTACTAAGTAAGTACCTTGGAGCTAAAGAGCCTTTAGAACTTAAGTTTACTAAGTGTGGGCATACGCATAGAACATCTGCACATAACTTAATCAATAAATTAAAGGGAGTATGCCCTAAGTGTTCTGACCCCCGTAGAAAGAGCCATGAAACCTTTAAGCAAGAGTTACACTTAGTAAACCCTGCTATTAAACTTACTAGTAAGTACGCTAGTGCTAGGACTAAGGTGTCTTACATGTATGGTACCTGTGGGCACTCCCATGAAGCTACACCGAGCCAGTTACTTGGAGGTTTAGGTTTGGAGTGCCCTGTATGTAATAATAGATCAGGGGGCCACAGAAAGTCTACACAGGCGTTTACAGAAGAATTACTACGTGTAAACCCTAGTATTACTCTACTAGGGGAATATATTAATAGTAAGACTGCACTACTGTATAAGTATAGCGCATGTAGGCATGAGTATAGTATAACTCCCTCAAGTTTGCTAAAAGGGGCGGGTAACATATGTCCTATATGTAACTTGGGGCATAGGGGCTCTTCTAAGAAGTCCTCTGCTGAATTTGAGGAACAATTAAATCTTAAATATCCCTTCGTTAGCCTAGTTGGGGAGTACACAGGTGTTAAAAATAAAGTAGAGGTACGGTATACCTCCTGTGGACATACCTCAGAAGTAATACCTAATGACTTATTATCAGGGCACTGTACTACGTGTCCCGCCTGCTCGCCTAAAGGAACATCAAAAGCAGAAAAGTCCTTACTAGAGTATATAAAGAGCTTATACGATGGTTGGGTTGAGGAAAATGATAGGAAGATACTCGTAGGCAAGGAGCTAGATATTGTGCTGCCAGACGTAGGTTTGGCCTTTGAGTTCAATGGGACTTACTGGCACTCAGACGATAAGAAGCCTAGCACGTACCATCAAGATAAAACAAATGGCGTGGAAGCTTTTGGCTACCAACTTATCCATATTCTAGAATGGGAGTGGGAAAATCAGCGAGAGATTATTAAATCGCGCATAGCAGGGCTTTTAGGCCAGAACGCGCGTATCTTTGCTAGAAAGCTACAAGTAAAAGAAGTTCCTTACGCCGAAAGTACATCATTCTTAGATACTAACCATATTCAAGGTGCAGGTGCCCCCTCAGGAGTGCGTTATGGCCTTTACCAAGATAATGAGTTAGTAGCTATTATGACCTTTGGTACACCTAAAATGATGAGTACAGTAGACTGGGAGCTAGTGCGCTACTGTTCGAAGTTAGGCACTAACGTAGTAGGAGGTGCTAGTAAACTACTTAGTTATTTTGTTAAGCAACATACTCCTAAGTCTATTATGTCTTACGCTGCTAGAGACTGGAGTACCGGTAAACTGTATGAGACACTAGGATTTAATAAAATTGGTGAAACAGTGCCAGGCTATGCGTACTATAAGGGTAAGGAACGAGTTAACCGTTATAAGTTCCAAAAGGCTAAACTTGAGGAACTTATGCCAGAGGTCTGGGACGCGACGAAAACGGAGCGTCAGATGACCGAGGCGGCTGGGTGGACTAGAGTATATAATTCCGGCAACTTAGTATTTGTAAAAGAGTATAAATAGAAAAAGCCCTAATTCAACTAAGAATTAGGGCTTTTATTTTGTTACGTAAATAACCTATCGGGTGAAGCTGTAAATAGCGTAACGTAGGGCATCCATCATATGGGAGGCCATACCATGCATAGGACGCTCTCTCGAGATAGTTTCATTCTGGTCCCATTGGTACTGGTCTAGGCCCTCTAATGTAACTAAACAGTCCGCAGGTACAATCAAACGGCCTGTATCAACTACGTTCTGGCAGTATGTGATTCCAGGTAGTATATCTTTTTTAGCTTTGGACGTAGCAATATCGTAGGTCATCGCTAAATCGCCCGCAAACTGAGCAGCAGCAGGGTCAATAAAAACTGTCTCTACTTTATATTTGGCTATCATTTCATTAAGAATTGCTGCGTGACCTTCAGTAGTAGCTTCCGCATTTTGGTATTCAGCTAGAACATAGAACCTCTCTTTGTATCCATCATACGCTAGAATAATAAAGGCAGTTGGATCCCGGTAACCTGGGTCAAGACCTCCAATAATTTCCCAGTGCTCTTCTACCTCTATTTCATGTTCAACTACACATTCAGGAGGTAGACAATAAATAGCTCCTTCATAGGTAACAAATGATGCCATATACTCTTGGTCAAATTCAGCCTTAGACATTACCTTACGAGCTTCTGCAATATCCTTTTCATCCATTCTAGGATTCTCATGATAGTCAGCATGAATACTGCACCATTCAGGAAATTCACTAGAAAATCCACGCTGATGGAATACAGCGAACCAATTCTTCTTACCACGGGGTGTAGAAATGAAGATCGCTTTACTACCAGGCTTATCTAGTGTAGGACGAAGCGCCACATTAAACGCCTCTTGACCCCCTTTGCAAAGCGCACTTTCATCGAACACAATCAAATCATACGAACGCCCAACGCATGAGTCAACTTGCGTAGCCGCTCCTAATCGAATCATTGAGCCATTTGGAAGCTCTAAAACTTTATCTTTTAAGTTATCACGAGCAACTTCTAGTCCAAAATGCTTGATAAACTTACGCTGTAGCTCAAATGAGATACCTGATAGATTATAGTTTGGACTAATAATAAGTACGGTGCTATTAGGTACTAGGAGTACTAGCTGCGCAATAATATTTGCTATATACGTTTTTCCTAACCGGCGCGAGAGCGCCGCACATATGAATCGGTACTTAGGGTTATTAACTGCATTAATAAGTGCCCGCTGTGCGTTATTAGTCTCATCTCCTCTATTAGGGTTTGCCAAGGCATCTAGGTAGTTCTCAATAGGTAACTTAATAAACCTAGTCTCTACTGGAAAGGGGGTTATGCGTTCGAATTCTACATCGGGTCTACTGATAGTAAGCATTTTATACTCTTATAGTTATTATCTTGCTATCTTAACACTAATAACAGAATAAGTCAAGTATAAAATTAAAGCCCCTAACTCAGTGAGTTAGGGGCTTTTGTTATGTAAATAAACTAACAGTAGTTATTAAAATTATAGCGATTATTGCAATAACACACCAAGTAGTACTAATAGGGCTCCCTACTAGAGGAATAGGTTTACCAGAACAGTAAGCTGCAATATGCTTTCTCTTCCACCCTTCAGGCCAACTATGGTTAGCTAAGTATCCTAAAGGATCCTTTACCCTTATAGGTCTAGTACACTCTGGTTCTTTATAAGATACGGAGTACTCAGGAGTCCAAGACTTATCTAACTCTCCACCTGTCCTTGTACCTCCACCTGCGTTACCATTTAACCCTTCGTGGTATGAGTTAAACTCTTCAATAAAGTATACTTCAGCGGAGTTTAGCTCATACTCGCTAACTTTACAGATTAAACCGGCAAACCTAGGAGGCCCCCAAGTATCATACATGGACTGCATAGTTTTATTAGAATGTTTAGATTTTACTAAATTATTCATATGGGTCTTAATACGCTTATCTACATTAACAGATTGACCAATATAAACTACTCCGTCCCAACTAATCTTGTAAATTCCGATTGTCATTATTGCCCCCATTGAGACGCCATCGCGTCTGCAATTCCTTGATAAGTACGTGAACGCTCTTTCCACCTAGTAGGGCTAGGTGGTAAATTTTGGGAGTATTCTCTATTTGGGTTAGCTAGCATTTCTTCTTTTATTTCATTAGTTGGGGTTAAATTAGGTAGTCCACGAGTCCATAGGCACGTAGCTTTTGTAACTGGGAGACCAAACATCCAAGGTTGGATAACTTGGTTAGGCTTACGAAACCTAGAACTCATAGTACCTATAGGGTTTTCAATAGCTATCTTAGGAATAGGGCAGTTGTATAACTTCATAAAGAAGTCAACTGCCTCTTCCCTAGCATCCCTACGAGCTTGACCTACTAGTACACCTGACGCTCTAGGAGGTTGGTCTTTAAACCATTTATTAGCTGATACAGTTAGGTAGGTGCAAGGAGGGTGAGCAATCATTAAGTCAAACTCATGACCTAACTCACTAATTAACTCTAGTACGTCGCCTACGTAGTGGTAAGGGCTAGTATCATCTGACTCTTCGAAGTCACAGGAAATAACGTCATGTCCTAAAGCTCGGAAGGCTTCACGTACCCTACCAGAGTACTCATAGGCTACTAGGATTTTCATTTTGGTCTACACACTACGTTATAAGAAGCATAGTTCATAGGAGCCCATACATTGCTAGGATTATTAAAGAAGTTCTCTTCTCGGAAAAGTCTAGGATTATGATGTTCCCATGTATATTCCAGTACTTCAGTAACGAATCTGTATAACGAAGGAATCTTATCCTCTCTATCAGCTTCTAAGTATAGAATCGGCTTATCCTTTAGAATAGTAGATACTGCACCTCGTAGTACTTCCTCTTCCCAGCCTTCAACATCCACCTTCATTAGGCTAACTGTACCTAGCTCTAAGGAGTCAATAGTAGCTACTGGTACTATAATGTCACCAGATCCACAACTAATACCTCCAAAGTTACCTTTATTATAGTAACGTTGGCGTGGCATTGTGGTAGTACTATTAGAAGAGCCTACTGCAGTATTATACACAGTAGTACTAAGAGGATAGGGCTTGAGGTTCTCGGTTAAAATATCAAATAGCCCTACTTGTGGTTCAAAAGCTACAACATGGTGTCCCTTATAAGCAAGTGCTTGAGCAATTACGCCAATATTAGCGCCAATATCTAGTACGAGTCCCTGTTTTTCATCAGCTAGCTGAAGTATATACTCCGTCTCGTCAGGGTTATATTCTCCGTATTCACGTAAGGAATACCCAACAAACTGGTCCCCTTTTACGTAGTAACAATCCCCCCAACGTCCTTGTACTTTAGCTACATAGTCTTTCATATTAGAACCCTTTAAAGTATCGTGTAATAAAGTCATACGCCCATAAGCAGCCTACGAACGCCATAAATAGTAAAAACCAAATCATCCTGCTAGCTCCTCATACACATTATTAAATACGAAATCCCAATCATTGGGGTTCCTGAATACACGTACCGAAGGATACCAGAAGTTAGAAGAGCCTTCTGAACCCCATCTAAAGTCAGTCTCTTGAGAAGGCATCATTACCCAACAAGGTTTACCCATAGCTCCACAAGCATGCGCTACAGAAGTATCTACAGTAATTACTAGGTCAAGCCCATTAATTGCTGCCATAGTATCATGCCAGTTCTTACACTCTAATGAGTTATACCCACCACCTTGGAACGACCACAGCTTAACCCCTTCAATACGGTTAAGGCGGTTGAATCTACCAACTCCAACAGATCGGTGCTTATCGTTAGCGTGAGTAGCTGACCCCGCCCATACAACCCCGATGTTATAAAAGTCGCTAGAAAATTCTCTAACACTACTAACTAAACCATCCATCCACTCCGCACGAATCAAAGGAGAATCCCAAAATGCTCTAGCTAAGGAGCATATCGGTATTACTTGAACCCCCTCTAATGAAGCAGCTACGTCAGAAGGCTTAAAGCAGGTAGAAAAGCCAGCTAAGTTGAACATAAAAGCTAAAGAAGCTTCGCACTGTACTACTACTCTACACCCTGTATACTCACGTAAAGCAAATAAATACCGCCCAAACATGAATTGGTCACCTATACCTTGCTCCGCTAGTACGATAACAGCGCATTTATCACCCGACCACAAAGGTAACGTAACATCCGTGTGTAATTTAGTAGGTACTGTCTTAGAAAACCGAGTCTCATACAAGTCCCAACCAATACCCATCAAGTCTAGTCGCCCCGAGCAAGCCATTCGTAATACTGAGGTAGCTTGATTCCAGTAAACATCTAAGTTCTCTGGGTCAGCTTCAATACACTTCTTATACCAGCGAATAGCCTCTACATCGTTTCCTAGTACATACTGGTGTAAACCTAGATTATTAAGAGCCATTCCATGATTACCCGATAGTAAAGGTACACTAAGAGAGGACTCATACGCCATTCCAGCTGAATCTTCACGTCCTAAACCACGGTAGCAGTTGCCTAAGTTTACATAAGCTTCGGCGAATTTCACCACTTTGAGCAACGCTAAGAATTTCCGAGAAGCTGGTAAATATTTACGCTTCTCCAAAAGTGCGGTTGCCGCATCGAATGCTACTAATTGAGCATGCGTTACTCTGACTTTACTAATAGCCATATGCCTCCAAAGAATAAACCTGCTAAAATAATAATTAAGGGAATAGCAAGCGCTCCCACTAGTACTCCTCCTAAGCTTAGTAAGTACCCACTAACCCTTAGAAATAAGTTTCTCAAGCAAAGAATCATACGCTGAACCACCTCCGTTAATTTGTACATTAGTTTGATTTCTGACCCCACTATTACGTACTGTTTCTAGTTTAATCTGCCTATCTAGAACGTCCATAGCCATTTTATGCTTAAGAGCTAGAATTTCTATAATATCTTTATCCGAGCCTATTTCAGCCTCATCCATCGTTTGTAGCTTCTTAGCAATTACTGCGTCCATAACTTGCGATAATTTGAACTGGTTATTATATCCTATATCTAGAAAGATACTATCAATATATTGACGAATATCTGACTTAGCTAGGAATTGTGATACCATATCCGTAGGTATTCCTAAAGACCTAGAAGTTTCTTCAATACTTTGGCAGGCTAGGTAAACATTTGCTACCTCTAAACCTTCGGGGGATATTCGTAGCATTTCGGCTGGGCTAGCAGTAGGGGGGCTGAACGCTAGGCCCTTCCTTACACCTCCTCTTACAAGGTTAGCCATTGAACCTGATTGACTCATTTAAGGGTTCCTAATAATTAGTTGATGCTGTCGCATATAGTGTTTTTTCACTTTCCAAAGAATATATTATACTACTTTTAGCGGGAGGGGTCAAGACAAAATTTATTAAGTGCTTTGATTTATTAGGTTTATGCAGTTTATGCAGTTTATGCAGTTTATGCAGTTTATGTAGTTTATGCAGTTTATGCAGTAAAATGACTTGGTAGCTTTATTTTGAAATAATTTACGTGCGGTTGGGCCCACCGAGGCGGAAAATTGTAAAAGTCTGATAACCACCCAGGTAGCCTAGGAAGGGCCAGGAGGGGGCCAGGAGACTTTGTCATAAAATTTTGATAGGGTGATTAGGGCGAGCACACAGATGCGTAGAATCGCGTTTTAATCCTTATTCGTTTTTATGCTAAAGGATGCCCCACTTATGAAAATAAATCATTAGACAAGGGGATAAAAAATCATGATAATTCATACCTAGTAGCAAGAAACACG